TAGTAATACTCCAAAAAATAAAAATGGATATTTTTCTTTTTGTTACTACAATGATTTTAAACCAGACCATGAATTATTTTATACTCACATGGGACCTGTTTTAAAAAAATTAAATGTTTTATCTCTTTTACAAATTAGAGCAAATTTAACTTTTAGAGACCAAGATTCTAAAGAATGTGAATATCATATCGACTGTGATTCTGATAAATTAACTACAGCTATTTTGTATTTAACAAGCTGTAATGCTAAAACCGTACTTCTTATTAATAATAAAGAAGTTTTTATAGATAGCGTTGAAAATAGAATTGTTTTGTTTCCAGCAAAAACTCAACATAAAGTAATATATCAGACAGATGTACACAAAAGATATATCATTAATTTTAATTTTTTAAGTTATTAAAAATTAAATACTTAAAACTATGTTTAGTGTTTTAAATAGATTTAAAAATATTTTAGAACACACTTCTTATCCAACCTCATTTGAAGGTTGGCATATTCAGGGGCGTATTAAAAATAAATCAAATCAAGAATTTAAATTTGATGTAAGACCTATGTTTCAAATGCCTAATAATCAATTAGGCAAACATGGAACTACAGCAAGTAAAGCTGATAAAATAGTGTTTGAAACAGATAAAGATTGGGTTATTATAGATGTTCCAGAGCTTCATGAATATGTTAAAAAACAATCTTTAAAAGTAGTTCAATTTGAAGATTTGCTTAATAAATTAGAATGGAATATATACGTAGCTAAAGTATAAGCTTTCTGGCTTTTATAAAATAATCATGTATAATACTACTTTATGCCATTACAGAAAATACAATTTAAACCTGGATTTAATAAACAACAAACTGCAACCGGAGCCGAAGGGCAATGGATTGATGGTGATAATATAAGATTTCGTTATGGTGAACCACAGAAAATAGGTGGATTCCAGCAACTCGTTGCTAGCACCTTGGCAGGTCCTGCTAGAGATCAACATACTTGGACTGCATTAGATGGTAAAAAATATGCAGCTATTGGTACTTCTAAAATATTAGCTATTTATTACGAACAAGAATTTTTTGATATTACTCCACTTGGAACAGCTTTAACATCTTGTACTTATACATCAACAACAGGATCAGCAACTGTTACTATTAACAAAACAGCTCATGGATTAGAAGTTGGTGATTATATTATTTTTACGAGTGTTACAACTCCAGGAGCACCTACAACAAGTTATACATCAGCAGATTTTACAACTAATACTTTTGAAGTTAACTCTGTTCCAACATCAGGAACCTTTACAGTTACAATGCCTTCTAATGAATCAGGTACTGGTGTTACTGCAGGTGGATCTTTAACTACAACTCCTTACATTACAATTGGACCTACATTTCAAACTCCTGCATTTGGATTTGGAACAGGATATTGGGGTGGAACACTTCCAACTTCAGTTACAACATTACTAGATGGAGCAATTAATAATGCAGTTACAACAATTACAGTGGATGATACTTCAGCATTTCCAACTACTGGAAGAATAGATATTGATACAGAATTAATTACTTATTCAGGTAAAACTGCAACAACTTTTACAGGTTGTGTTAGAGGTGCAAACGGATCAACAGCTGCATCACACTCCGATAATGCGGTAGTAACTAATGCAACAAGTTGGGTTGATTGGGGAGAAGAATCAAATACAGTAGGTGTTACACTTGCACCTGGTTCATGGTCACTTGATAACTATGGACAGATTCTAGTTGCAACTATCAAGAACGGAGCAACTTATACTTGGGATCCATCAACTTCTGGAAGATTAGGTATAAGAGCAGCAGTTGTATCAGGTGCTCCTACAGCATCTACTATGAGTCTTGTATCTGATCGAGATAGACATTTATTTTTATTTGGAACAGAAACAGTTATTGGAGATCCATCAACTCAAGATCCAATGTTTATAAGATTTTCAAATCAAGAAGATATTAATACTTGGAATCCAACTGTAACTAATACTGCTGGTACATTTAGACTAGATACAGGAAACGAGATTATAGGAGCAGTGCAAGGTAAAGATTATATATTAGTTCTTACAGATCAAGCAGCATATACAATTCAATTCGTTGGTCCACCATTTACATTCTCTGTAAGACAGGTTGGAACAAATTGCGGATGCATCGGTCAACACGCTATGGTGTTCGCACAAGGTGCAGTATTTTGGATGGGATTTGGTGGAGGTTTCTTTGCATTTGATGGAACAGTGAAACAATTACCATCTTTAGTTGAAGACTTTGTATTTACAAGTGTTGGAGATAATTTAGGAATTAACTATGATGCAAGTCAAATAACTTATGCATATCATAATAGTTTATATAATGAAGTTGGTTGGTTTTATGCAAAAGCAGGAGCAACTCAATTAGATAGAAATGTAGTTTATAACTTCGTTGAGAATACTTGGGCTGTTGGATCTTTAACTAGAACAACATATCAAGACTCTGTTACTTTTGATTTACCTTATGCAACACAATATATAACAAATGGTACACCAAGTTTTCCAACAATTAATGGTGTAAGCAATTTATACGGTTCATCTAAATACTGGGCACAAGAAACGGGTGTTAATGAAGTAGATGCAAATGGTAATGCAACAGCTATTGCTGCTTATATTAAATCAGGAGATTATGATATATCAGAACAAGGTTTAGGTGGAGATGGTCAATTAATTATGCGTGTTAAAAGATTTATTCCAGACTTTAAAAGCTTAGAAGGTAATGCGAAAATAACTTTATTCTTTAGAGACTATCCGGCAAATGCAGATTCAACACCATCTAATGTACCTCCATTAATAACTGGACCTTTTACAATTACTTCTTCAACTGATAAAGTAGACACGCGCGTGCGAGGAAGACAGGTGAGTTTAAAAATTGAAAATGATGCAGTAGGTGAAACTTGGAGATATGGAACTTTGAGATTAGATATTGAAGCAGGTGGTAGAAGATAATGGCAAAGATAAGTGCATATATACCAGAACCAACACAGAATTATGATGTTAATAATCAAAGGCAAATACTTGAAGCAATTAATACAATTAAAGATCAACTTAACTTTGGATATCAACAAGATTTAATTAATCAACAATCTGCTATGACACAATTTATATATGGAACACAATCTGGATCTTTCTGTCCACAACAGCCTATTGAAATAGCAGGTGGTGGAGGTTCTAATGCTTATGATGCATTTGGAAGATTAAGAGTTTCAAATCCGCTTACAATCTTTGACAGTAAAAATGTAATGTCAAAAAATAATCTATTTGATGAATCAACGGCTAATGGTGGAACAGTTACTTATACTGCAAATAAATCTACAGTTAATTTAAATGTAACAGAAGCAGCAGGATCTACAACAATAAGACAATCTAAAAGAGTCATGTCTTATCAACCAGGCAAATCATTACTTATTTTTAATACATTTGTAATGAATGCACAGACAGAAAACTTAAAACAAAAGGTTGGATTGTTTGATGGTAATAACGGAATATTCTTTCAAGATACAGGTACAGGTTATCAAATCGTAAGACGTACTTATACATCAGGGGCTGCAGTTGATACTGAAGTTAATCAATCGGCATGGAATGGAGATAAATTAAATGGAACAGGACCAAGTGGATTTACACTAAATGCAGCAACATCTAACATATTATTTATTGATATTGAATGGTTAGGAGTTGGATCTGTTAGAGTTGGATTTGTTATTAATGGAAAGTTGATTACAGCTCATACTTTTTATAATGCAAATAACTTAACAACTGTTTACATGCAAACTGCAAATTTACCTATTAGATATGAGATTAATAGAAACGGGACACTAGCAGCGGGAACATACACATTACAACAAATATGTTCTTCTGGTATTTCTGAAGGTGGATATCAACCAGAGGGGATTTTAGAATCTGTAGGAACAGCGAGTTTAAGTGGAGTTAATTTAACAACTGCAGGAACTTTTTATAATTTAGCAACGATAAAAATTAAAGCTAATAGACCATATGCTGTTATTGTACTTAATGGATTTGTTGCATCTGCTGTATCTAATTCTGACTTTGAAGTAGAATTAAGACAAAATGCTACTCCTTCTACACCGTTTTCTTATACAAGTTATTCTGATAATATAGAATATGATTTAACTGGAACCACAGAAATTACTGGTGGGACTATTGTAGGTAGAACTTATTTATCAGGTAAAGGTGTTTCTATAGAAACATTCGGAGATGGTTTAAATTTTCAATATCAGATAGGACAAACTATTGCAGGAGTTTCTGATACACTAACATTGTGTGCAAGAGGTGCAGCTAATAATGATGATATTATTGGTTTAATTAAATGGTTTGATTTAACATAATGGCTATATTTTATAAAAATCAAGGATTTGTTTTATCAACAACAAACTTAACAACAGTGTTAACAATTAATACTTCATCTGTTGCAATTGTTAAAGATATCGCCGTAACGAATGATAGTTCAACTGCAGCTGAATTAGATATGTATATTTATGATTCATCAGCAACTACAAATTATCAATTTCTACATGCATCTATTCCAGGACTATGTAATGGAAATGCAGCTCAGACAGTCTTGAATTTAGAAGAAGGAGATGCTATACTAGCTCAAACACCAACTGTTGATGTTATTAAAGGTGTCATCAGTTATGCATTATTAGACAGAACAGGAGAAAATGGATAATCTACCAAAAATAGAATGTCAGACAGTAGAAATTATTACAAAAAGATTTAGCAGTTACTATTACAAATAAAGGTTTAGAGTTATTAGAGAAAGTAATGAATCAAAAATGAATCCAAGAGGTGGTACAGAATTACAAGTAGAATTATTGCATAAATATGCAGATAAAAATTTATTAGATAAAGTACAAATAACTACATCTGTCCCGGAAAAAATACCATTACATCCAACTAAACCAAATATACTTTGGCAACAAAATTCATATGATCAAGCAAATCTAGCACCATGGTTTCAAAATAAAGATAATCATAAAAAATATGATTGGTATGTATTTAACTCACATTGGTGTTATGAAAAATTTAGGATGATGTTTGATATACCAACAGATAGATGTTTGGTTATTAAAAATGCAATAGATAAATTAGAGTCTAGAAAATTAGAACATACTAAAGGAGATCCGGTAAAATTAATTTATACTTCAACGCCGTGGCGAGGATTAAATGTATTACTTGCTACAATGCAACTTGTTAAAAATACATCTGTACATTTAGATGTATATTCATCAACACAAGTATATGGAGATCAATTTAAATCAGCTAATGATAAACAATTTGAAGGTTTATATGAACAAGCAAAAGCATTACACAATGTAAGTTATATTGGTTATAAACCTAATGAATTTATAAAAGATAACTTAAAAAACTATCATATGTTTGTATATCCAAACATATGGGAAGAAACATCTTGTATTGCTGCAATTGAAGCAATGGCTGCAGGACTTTATTGTATTACAACTGATTATGGTGCTTTATTTGAAACAGGTTCAGAATACATTACTTATATACCTTACGAAAAAGATTACATAAAACTAGCACATACATTTGCATCTGTAATAGATGTAGCTGCAGATAGACTAGGAGATCAAGGAGTAAAAGATCATTTAAAATCACAAATAGAATTTACAAATAGATTTTATTCTTGGGATTTAAGAAAAAATATTTGGAATAGATTTTTACAAGGAGCAGTTGATGCAGGACGCAAGTAAACCAATCTGGTTTAATAAACCAAATGATGTAAAGGTAGTTACAAAACAACCTGATATTAGAATCTATGTAGCAACTCCAGTACATAGTGAATGTTCAATTCATTACACACAAGCTCTATTAAAGTT